GATGATCTCGGTGTTGTCCAAGGAACACTTGGCACGGCGTAGTAACGACTTATGGCTTTTAGATAGATAATTGCCCTCCAAGGAAAGGTGGCCGCTAGAGTAAAATCTAGCGGCTGTTTTTTTTTTATTTACCAGAATAGAATTCTCCGAATAATTCTTTCGCCTTTTTATCATAGGCTTTACCGGCCTCATCAATAGTATTGAATGATCCGATGTGATGATTGATTTTATTGGCTCTTATTCTCGCTATCCATTTATTCGACCTAGCACATTGATACACACCTTTGCGGCCTGACGTGTTATTTGACTGTCGGCCTCTATTCATTTGGTTTTCACATAGAGTGCATTGTCTCAGGTTTAGGATATTATTATTGGTCTTTATACCATCAATATGATCCACTACGGTAGGAAGTTTAGAGTAATAAAAAAACCAAGCTAACCTATGGGCTCTTATTTGTTTTCTTACCTTTCCTATTCGCACTGTTATCCTTATATAGCCGCTTCGGTCTAGGCATCCGGCAATTTCACCTTTCTTGTGTGGCCGCCCTTTTATTGAATTACATTTCCATGTAAATAATCCAGTATCGGGGTCATAGTTTAGGCGTTTGGCGGCATTCTGATAAAAGGAAATATCAATTGTATTCATAATAATTCTCACATTATTTACTCATAGAGGAGACTAGCAGACGAATGAGTGTTCGCTTTTCGGTAATGAGCCTAGCTAGTATCTTTACTATAATTCAACTCCGTATAATATCTACAAAGATTAAGAGAGGAAATTTATTATGGCCCTAGCTGCAACTTTGACAGACATCGCAAACTTGGCTCTGGCCTCGATTGGCGAAGAAGTAATTGAAAATATTGATGACGATTCGGCAATTGCTCGCGACATTAACCGCGTAATTTATGAATCAATACGACAAACTCAACTTGAGATATTTTGGGAAGAATTGATTGAAGTGATCGAGCCCTCACGCGTTACAGAAATGTATCCTGGTTCAGAAACTCTTTATCAATATCGATTACCAAATACTTTTCTGGATGTGATTAGTTTAAAATCTTCCGCTGATTGGTTTCTTTCCGGTCAAAAGTTAATTACTTCCGATCCTGCTCCTGTGTTGACTTATAAGCGATATTCAAAAGAGGTTTCAGAGTGGTCTGGCTATCTTGTTGAATTAATTTATAGGCGTGTTGCGGCAAATGTTGCAATGCCATTAACGCAAAATACTCAAGTTACCGGATTAGCACAACAGGCTTATGCCGCTGCTGCACAACAGAATCTTACGAGGAGTTCAAACAGATCGCGCAAGGCAAAATTTCGTGATCAAGGTTTCGGAAATATTCGATCTCGTAGGGTTAATTCTTCTAGTTATCCATTTGGTTACGGTCAACAGGCGGGGAGATAATGAAAATACCAAGAATGAGCTTTAACACTGGTGAGATTGCGCCGGTGTTATGGTATCGATCAGATTTACAGAAGTATGCAAACTCATGTCAACGCCTTGAGAACTATATAAATATGCCTCAAGGTGGTATTCGTCGGCGTTTTGGTTCTGAGGTCGTTGCGAGAATTGGCGATAATAACACAACTAATCGAATAATTGTTTGGGAAGTCGACCGAGCTGAGTATTTTCAATTGATATTTATTGAAGATGCTATTCAAGTTTATGACTCGAACGGCGCCAAGATTTACACTGTTGAATCAATTCCATGGGCTGCTGAAGACTTTGCCGGTTTATACATCAAGCAAGTTTTTGACACGATGTATATTGCTCATCCAAATTACCCACTTAAAGTTATTTCAAGATCTTCGCTCTATGTTTGGGAAATAGCCGATCATGAGTTTCTGGGTGGTCCATTCCTTGACCAAAATTCTGATACTACTTCTACAGTTGCTTATTCTTGGGCTGCTGATGTTGTGACGCTTGTTGCAACTGATACAATTTTTAAAGCTTCTGACGTTGGCCGACTATTTAAAGTCCGTGGTGATGGTGCCGGTTCCGATTCAAAAAAGTACGGGACAGGGACGGCAGGAAATACATCAACGCCATTATCTGCGACTGGCATTGTCACTCTGAGAACTGAGGGCGGCATATGGGACGGAACATTAACTTTACAGGAGAGTATTGACGGCGGAACTACTTGGGATGATATTGGCTCAATTAGGTCTGAAGCCGGTAAGCATAACGGTGAGATCGAAAGGGATATTACTGGCTTCGGTTCTTTAGTTCGTGTTGAAATGACTGAGCGATCAAGCGCGCCCTCTGATTCTGGCTGTATTTGGACTTTAGAAGTTGCCGAGGTTCAGAATAATTACGTGACGATCACGGGCTATACTGATGAAAATACGGTCACAGGTACTCTGCAAGGTGGTTTAACTGACGCGGTGACAACTTATGCTTGGGCTTTCGGTGTATTCGGTGAAGATGAAGGTTATCCAACTTGCGTTGAGATTTATGAAGAGAGATTAATGTTAGCCGGTGTCCTCTCAAAGCCCTCAACAGTTTATGGATCCACAATTAATAATTGGGATATTTTCCAAGAAGGAACATTTGCAACATCGCCAATAATATTCTCATTGGCTGCCGATGTCCGTAACAGAATAAGATGGATGGTTCCTGAGCAAGAATTAATTCTAGGAACCGATTATGGTGAATGGACAATAGGAACACGCGACAGTTCAACGGCTCTAAGTGGTGAGAATGTTTCGGCCAAGCGTCAAACACAATTCGGTACTGAGCCAATACAGCCGGTTATTTCTGCGGATATGACTTTATATATTGAAGCGGGTGGGAAGCGGATGAGATCGATTCAATATAATTACGAAAAAGATGGTTATGTTGCTGCTGATATGACGGTCCTTGCACCGCATTTAACCGAGGAATATGAAATTTCTCGAATGACTTTCAGCCGTTCACCTGATCAAATTGTTTGGGCTGTTCGTGCCGATGGTCAATTAATGGCTTTCACTTATGAACGTGAACACGGTGTTTCTGCATGGAGCCGTCACCCGTTTAGCGATGGGGGAAGCGTTACAGATATTAATTCAATCCTGACTAATGACGGTGATGTAATGAGTATGCTTGTCAATAGATCAGATGGTTTATACTTTGAGATAATACGTCAAGACAGTTTATGTTTTGATTGGGCGCGGCATTATACAAACGTGGTTGCAACTGATGTAATCACACTTATTGGGAATGAGAGTTCAAGTTTTTACAATGAAGCACTTATTAAAGACTCAAGCCATTTTGAGGCTAAAGAATCCGGCATTTATATGCATTTGGATACGGCGGTTACTGCATTGGTTATCAACTATGACGGCGACCAGTTGGATATTAACGAAGATTTTATCTCGATGGGTAACGAATTATATTGGATACCTGCGGCGACTGATAAAGGGCTTGTAACTGTATTTGATGGAAACACGCCATTAATTGAGAATACTGATTTTACGCTCGATACTCATACAGAAACCTATGTAATCGATCTTTTATCTGGCTTATATGATCCCGAAGATTTAACCGTTTTGAATAATGGTGTTCCATTGGTTGAACATACTGACTTTTGGATTATGTCCGGTGCCGAGCAAATACTAATCATCGGCATGGATGGGGTTCCAATTGGCGATATTACAGTTGAGAAAGATGCGGTCCCGTTAACTACTGCGGATTATGTCGTAATCGTTCCGGCTGCTCAGATTGCGAGTATCCTAGATGAAAGTTTTTACATTGCTATTGAGATGGATTCAATTGTCGAAACAACTGACATTATGAATTTTCCCGATCAAGGCGGCCCAGGTACTCGAAATAAAGTAAATGAGGTTGATTGTTTTGTTGTCAATTCTGTTGGTGGTGAGGTATCTGCTAATGGTGGTAAAAAATACAATGAGATAAAGCAAACAGGTAAAAAGGTTATAGCCGGTCAGCGTATAGAATCGTATACAGGAAAGGCCGAAGTTCGTGTTCAACATGGTTATCAAGAACATCAAACTATTAGCTTCAAAAATGATACGCCATACAATCAAATTGTGGCAGCACTAGGAATAAAAGCACAAAGGATCTCAGACTAATGAAACATTTAATTTTGGAGTCAGCCTAAGTTCTGGCAAGTAGCTTTTGCAGCTTTTTCAGTTCTTGGTTCAGCATATCAAGCAATTCAAGCTTATGACGCTCAGAAAGCTCAAGCGAAACAACAAGAGCAAATGGCCGAAGCTGAGGAGCGCAATGCAAAATATGCTTCTGAAGCTGCTGCAAATCGTGACGAACAGGAACGGATGGAACGTGAAAGCGAGCGCCGTGAAGATCGTGACCAGAATAAAAGACGCCGAGCAAATCAAGAGGCAATGTACGCGAAAAGTGGCGTTCTTCTTGATGGTACGCCGTCATCTTATTTGACTAAGCAAGCCGAGACTGATGAGTTAAATGTTCAACGGGCTGATCAAGTTAGTAAAGCCGAGAGAACAAATATTCTTTATCAAGGTGCATTGCAAAAAGCTGAGCACTTAAATAATGCAAACTCATATAGATTCGCTGCCAAAAGCACAAGACATGCGGCCAAAGGCGCCTTAATTGGTGGCTTAATTGGTGCGGGCGCTTCTGGTATGGGTGCTATGTCTGGCGGTGCCGGTAACTCCTTTTCTTGGGGCGCGACTCCAAAATCTAAAACAGCAACGTCTTCATCTAATACCGATTTAGGCGGAATAACAGGTTTCTAAATATGCCAAAAATTCCATTTAATTTTAATAGAATTACTCCTGAGTTGCCGAACGCTCCACAACGTCAAGAGAGTTTGGCCCCATATCAGATTAATCAACAGGCTTTGGCTACTCAAGAAAGAGGTCGAAAGGCTTTATCTTCGGGTATTACTAATGCGGTGAGTGCGGGGATGTCTGCGCGAGATAAACATCTTAAAACTCAAGACGAATCTGATATGATCGCGGCCCGTGCTGCTTATTTGCGTATGCGAAAGGCTGAAGATCAAGCGATTGCGTCCACTTCAAATCCTGCTGAAGTTAAAAAGATTTCCGAAGATTATGACCGGAAGTATAATGAAATCATGTCTGGTAATGATCCTGCTTTTGATCGGCCTTATTTTCGTAATCAATCGGGTAAAGATGCATTTACTAAGCATTTTACAGAAGGATTTAATCTAAAAAGGGGACTTGCAGCAAGTGATACGATGTTTGCGCTTGATCGCCGGAACTCTCACGCGAATATAACTAACGGCATTAAATCAATTCCTGACTCCAATTACTATGATCAACCTCAAGCCGAAGTTGAAACTAGTGAATACATTCAAAAATTAGTTGACGGTGGTTTTCTTACTGAGGCTGAAGGCGCTGATAAAAATAGAATCGCTTTAGTAAATCTTGATCTTGAGAGATCGGGCCGGAAGTTGTCAGAATTAAGCCCTGAGCCTATGCTAGATTTTGATGGTTCTGGTGCAAAAAATCCTTTACCTAATCAAGTTGACCAGTACAAAGAATATGTTGATAGCTTATCTCATTTAGATGAGGGCCAGAAGAAACAGTTCAAAGCAAAGGCTGATTCAATCTTAAAGACTTCTATCGCAGCAACTAAAGCAGCGGATAAAGAAAGGCAAGTTGAGATTGAAAAGATTCAATACGCCTATGAAAATCAAGCATACTTACAAGTCATTGAAGGTAAGAGAAAATTTCATAGTCTGTTTACTGATGATAGAATCTCTGAAGAGTATAAGCGCGGTAAATTACCTAAATATGCTTCAATGCGCGAAGATTATAACAAGCTCATTATAAAAGAAAATAAAACCGCAAAGGAGAAGCAGGAATTAATTAAGGCTGATAAAATACAATCCGGCACAATTAATAAAGCACTTCGCTATAATCCTAATAAAGATGATGTTCAAGGGACTGACAAAACTAAATTGACGCTTGAAATTCTTGGCACTGTAAAAGATACCAAGATGCAGACTTTATTGATTAAGCGCTTAGAAACTGGCTTAGATCTTGCACCTGCCCAAGCTCAGAAATATGAGAATCACACAAAGGACTTAACTCGAATCCTTGGATTGAATAAAGAATCGTTTGATGTATTCGCTAAAGTTAAGACATCTAATAATTGGATTTCTGCCGATAGCACGAAAGCTTCACTAGATGAGAAGACCGGCGAAAAGTTTGTTGATGGTCTTAATGAATTTCAAAGAGCTGAAGTTATGAATAAGGGCTTGATACAGTATCAATCCTTATTAACTGCCGGTAAAGATACTGAGGCTGAAGTATTCATTAAAAAATTCAAGACTGATTACGAAAAAAGCCAAGATGATACTAAACTATATGATAAATTTGTATCAAGAAAAACTAAATACGACTAGGGTTAATTATGCCGCAAGATTACGAGATTGATTTTCAGCAAGATGTTTTAGACTTAGATTTGCCCGATACAAGAGATACTGATTTTACAAAGCCTACTGAATTAAGAGAGGTTGAGACTCTTGAGTTTGATATTCCTGCAATCAATCAAGCTATTACTGACGGCACTGATTCAAGCGAAGATGATCAACGCAGATTAATTACCCTTCACATTGCTTCATTGACAAATCAAGACCCGAATAAAATGAATTATGATTCTGCTATTCAGTCTTATTTTGACGGTAATGCAAGCGATTCTTCCACGGCTCAAATATTCACTAAGCTTCAAGGCGCAATAAAGCCAGAAATTGACGCAGATTATACAGCTCTTACTGATTTTGAAGCGATGACCGAAGAGGAGCAATTAAGTAAAGCCGTTACTTTATCTGAAACAGATAGCGCGATGATGGACTTGTCAATGATGGCACCCTCTGTTACTCCTGCCGATGTTGAAGGAATGAAAAAGTCTTCTCTTGAAGATCAATTAAAAGGAATGTCACAGCAAGAAAAGCGCGTGGCAATTAATAAATACCGTTTGGACCTTCTCGGAAAGTCTCGCCGTGCAAGAATTGAAACTGGCGAGAAAGAATTAAGCCCTCAAGCCCGTAAGTTTGCAGATATGATGTCACTAGGTAAAGAGATGACATTGACCCAGTATAACCAATTAAGCGCAACTGATAAGCAATGGATATTTAATTACACCCGTGCAATTAATCCGGCTGTTGATGAAGCTGTATTCAGTCAGTTCGCTCAACGTGGTGGGCAAATGCTTGAGGATGTTGCTTCGAGTAATGTCGCAACAATTGAAAGAATGACCTCTGGGCCAAAATCTCCTAAGCGAATTTATGAAAAGTTTATGACTAGCGTTGATACTGCGGCACTAGATGAATTTATTGATACCGGCAAATGGTCAAGCCCCGAAGCTGAACAACAGGCCCGAAGTGCTGCTCGTGATATAGTTCGCAGATTACCAGAATATAGGCAGATGCAGAAGATTACCCGAAGCATGGCGGCAACTGGCGGCAATCAATTCGATGCTTATGGAAAGAATAATGTTGAAGAACAGCTAGTCGATAACTTACTTAAAGATGCAAAAGTAAAATTGTATGAAGGTCGTGAACTAGCAAATCAACATAGATTAGATAAAGCCATTAAAGGCGCGACTCGAAAAATGTTTCAATCTAATGTCTTAACTGATGTTATGGTTGAAGGTCCCGTTGTTATGGCTGATATGGCAATTGCGATTGCTTTAGGTATTCCAACTGCGGGCGCGGGTACTGTCGCTTATTCTGCCTCACGTGTCTACGGTGACTTTGTAAATGATCTAGTCTATGAGCATAATGTTGATCCAGATAAGGCGATTGCTATCGGTACAGTGGGGACAATGGTTTATACCGGTATCGAATTGGCTCAGTTAAAGACTTTGACGGCTCCACTAAATAAAGTTCAATCAAAATTCATGGCGAGCTTTACCGAAGGATTACCGGAATTTGCAAAGAAGATTGCTCAAAGCAAGAGCAAGGTTATGACAGGTATTCGCGAAACTGCGTCTGTATTTGCAATTGAGACTTCCCAAGAATCAATGCAATCTATAACTGAAAAGTTCATGAAAGCTTATGCTAAGGAATATGCCGAGGCTGAGAATGTTGAGTATTCTGAATTAGTTGGCGATTGGTGGGATGAGACTTTAGATTCAATGACGGCTATGGCGTTTATTGCCGGTTCTCGTGGTGTTGGTGCGGCTGTTGCTGCTCCAGGAAAAGGATCTTACGACAATCTCACCATGAAAGATAACATTAATGCTAATCCCGGCGGCCTTGATTTAAATTTAGTTGCGAGTGATTTTAGCGATATGTCACCAGAAATTCAAGAGGAATTGGCCGAGGCTGAGACTGATGAAGATATTGAAGCAATTCTGGCAGAAAATAACATCTCTATGACTCCTCAAGATTATGAGCGTTTCCAGAATGTTGGAGCCGAAGTTGAATTGGAATCTGAAATACAGCGCGATGAATTAACGCAGAATATTCAAAAGAAAATGGATGATACCGATGTCGATTATATTGATGTCAATCGTGAAGTTTCAAAGGCTACAAAAAAGGCAAGTGCTCAAGAGTTTATTGCGCCAATGTCAGAGCATGTTGATTTGCTTGAGCCTACACCAGGTAATTATGTAATTAAATCCAAGGTAAATGATAATTCATTTCAATTGGAATTTGGGCCGGTCGATCCAGATGTCGCAGGAAGTTACACAGCGGGAAAAATTACACTCCCTGAGAATGCCAAAGACTTTACTTTCAGCCATGAGATGTTTCATGCGATGTTTGATCTTGGAATAATTAATAAAGATGAACAACGCGAATTAGTTCAATCGGCAATTCGTAGAGTAGACACTGATTCTATTAATGCTCGCTATAAGAAGAAATTTGCTGACTTAAAGAAAGAAAAATTGCGAGACTTTGAAAGAAAAGGCGATATTCAAGGACAAGTCTTTATTGATGACATTGCACCGCAATTCAATCGCGCTTTACGTGATGAGGAATTCATGGCGCACCTTATTGAAAAGGCTGTTGCTATTCCTAATTTCACTAAAGATTTTTCTGTAAAAGAGCGCACGACTTGGCAGAAGATAATTGATTTTGTTAAGTCGCTTTATTCAAAAAAGAATAGAGAAGGGATAAAGAGAAGAAATCTCAATGCATCGATTTTAAATCAAATGCAAGCGAAGGAAGGCAAATCAAACGCGATCATTCAAAGTATTCTAAGCGGTGAAGTAATGGCCCGAAAAGGTCCTAAGAGTGAAATTAGCATGGATGAGGTTTATGCCTCTGAATATGATTCTGACATTGCTGCGGAATATGACCGAATGCGCTCTATGATTGAGCCAGATGCGGCTGTTGAAGCTAGATTGAGAGAAGATAAAGAGCGCGAAGAGGCCACACTTGAACAGGCTTTGAGTGTTCCAAAAATTCAGAATGAGGCTAAAATAATCCTATCGGGCCATAAATTCCGCTTCGATGAAAAATTCAAAGATGAAGTTGAGAAGCTTTCACCGGCAGAAAAACGCCGAATAAATGAATACAAAACTTCTGATGAGTCTGCGCAAACTTCTGATTTAATTTTTGATGATCTAGTTGCTGCAAATGTGTTTAGCGATACCGACACGATTACAGAAATGATTGAGCAGTTATCTAAATCTGATAAGGCAATAAAATATTCGTTGGCTGATGACGTAAGGTATAGAGAGGAGTTTGAGAAAATACCATCTTATATATTAGGTAAGAATAAAGTTAATAGGATAATTATAACTCAAGATATAGCGGGCGAGGAAGCTCGTAAAATTACATTAACTGAGGATTTTTTTGAATTAGATGAGGATGTTGAGGGTATTTCAGATGATGAAATTTTTATGTCTCCTGAGACTGAAATATTTACTGACGATGTTTTGGTTAGAGGCTCTGGCACTGATTTATATTTAAAAGCATTTGAGGCGGTTAAGAATAACGGTACTGCTTACCGCTCTGATACACAATTAAGTGATATGTCGATTAATATGTATAATAGGCTTATTGAGTATGGAGCCCCGATAAAATGGAGTGATGAGGTTGATTCCTATATAATTTCTAAAGATGACTTACAAAATTTAGATATAGCTTCTTTTAGAAGAAAATTAAATGATATATACGCCGGAAAAGAAGGTCTAAAATTCTCTCTCGCACCAGATACAGATTCAGAAGCTTTTAAGAACTGGTTTGGCGATTCTAAGGTTGTCAATGAAGATGGTTCGCCTAAAGTTGTTTATCATGGGACTAATAAGCCATTTACTGAATTTGCTAAAAACTTTTTAGGGAAATCAACAAAAGCGAAAAGCGCAAAACAAGGATTCTTTTTTGTAGATGATTATGATACAGCAGGTAGTTACGGAGAATTCGCAGAATCGCAGAAAATTCAGAAACTTATTGATAAGGCTGCGGAGTTAGAAAAAAAAGGTCAATGGTTTTTAGCTGAAAAATTAACTCAAAGATATGAAGAATTGAGCGTAGATTTAGATATAACTGTAGAATCGCGCGTGATGTCAACTTATGTTTCTATTGAAAATCCTGCCACAATGGATGCGGCAGGAATGCAGTTTATGGAAATCCAAGATGATATAAATGATCTAATTCAAGATGCCATTGATAGCGGTCGCGATGGTGTGATTATAGAAAATCTAATTGATAATGCAGATGGTAGCAGTGAAGAGGCGACGCATTACCTAGTCTTTGAACCAACTCAAATCAAATCAGCTACAGAAAACACCGGCGCCTTTGATCCAACTAATCCAGATATTCGCTATTCAATACCAGATGCAAATCAAAAAGATCTAGCTGCAATAGCCTTAGCCGGTCACCAATTTGAGAAGGGCAAGAAACTTAGCGATGAGCAAGTAAATAAAGCTCTGGACGGTTACGGGGTAACTGATGAGACTGAACGCATGGAGACTTTAAGGCGTGCTGACAATATCCTTAATGAATTGAATGAATCCAAAGCTGACATGACTGACCATAAGGAAATCACACAAGCTTTAATTGATGCCAATTTAAATATTGAATATCAAGAAGGTCTAAAGCGGATTGAAAGAGAGAGCTTCAAAGGTGGCAAGACTTATGAAAAGGCTGTTTCTAAACTCAAGGAACGTGAGAAGCTTGCAAGATTGGCCGACACTCAAGATTTAGACGGTGACACAATGGCTTACTTGATTAATGAATACCAGAAGTCGATTATTACCGATGAGGACGTGTCGCGCCTATTACCGAGCATTGAGGAAGCAATCAGAGCTAATATGATTAAGTCTGGCTTGATTACCGAGCGCAATAAAAAAGGCTTCAAGTCTATGCCTGAGTACAAATCTACTCTTGCGAAAACTTTGAATCATATCTCTAATAATTTGATTAGGCAGATTACACCAGGTCGCAGAAAGACTTCACTTTATGATTCTTCTCGAAGATTAAAAAGCTTAACCACTGTCAAGGCTATTGAGAATAATTTCAATAAGTTGATCGGTAAAATAGCTGATTCAAAAGTAATCGACGACAAAGATACTTTACTCAAGCGATGGAATAAAATCTTCAAATCTGCGGCAGTTAAGGAGCGCGAGAAGTCCACGCAAGAATTAATTCACAGTAAGATCAAGAAAGATGAGAATGGAGAGATTACAGCCATTTCTGTTCATCCTATGGTAAGGCGTGAATTGAATCTAATTAAGCAAGTGGCTAAGATCTCAAAAGCTGAAGCCGATAAGATCCGCGATGATGCATTTAAGTTTTATAATGATCCTTCTGATTTGGAAGGGCAAGACGCAGATGCTTTATTCAAAGATTTAGAGGGGAGATTCCCTGCATTTAAGAAATATAATCATCTTGAGCCAGTTGATCGAGCTGTAATTATGGGTAAGGCTGCTGCCGAGTTTGGCGGTATTAAGGAGAAGACTAATATCGAGTTAAGTGATTCGCTAGATTCATTGATGGGAATGATTGGCGATTCACAAAAAGTAATTGAAAATTTAATTAATGCGAAGAACGAAAAAGCACAGCCAAGACGCGACGCAATTGCAAATCTTAAAGGAAAAAGGCGCGGACACTGGGGCCAAAAATTTGATAGATTCTTATCAAGCTCCTTTGGTATGCGTTCATTCTTTCAAGATATTCAAAGACAGGCACCAGACGCAGCAGCGAAAGAAGCTAAAAAGCACTTAGATGAGATGCTCAGTGATTGGAATGATGCTATTCATACTCGTGACGTTGCCATAATGAAGACTCATTCGGGATTCGGTGAGGCAGTAAAAAGAATCTTTGGTGTATCTGATGATTGGGCTGTTCTAAAAGAGATGAATACGAAAGAAGAGATTTATGCTCACCTTTCTAAGTTTGGCGACAAGATAAGTAAATTCCAAGTAATGCAGCTTTATGCATCTGCGGTCCAGCAAGATTATTTAGATAATGCAATCAAGAATGATCGACAAGCCGGTAAATATGAAAAGTATTTAACGCCTCAAGATAAAGAAATGATTCAATGGTTCCGCGATTACTACGCAAAAGAGCGCGGTGCACTATCGGCACAGATGGAAAAAATGACCGGTGTCCCTATTGAAATGATTGACCCTTTTTATGTTCCGGTAAAAATTGAAAGCAATCAAGCCGGTCTAGGTACTGAGATTAATGCAACTGCAATTATTCCACCGGGAATGGTAAAGCGTGTCGATCATAATTTAGACTTTGATGAAAGCGTTGGCATGTTTGAAATCTGGGCGCGAAAGGTTGAAGAGAATGAGCACTTTAAGCATACTGCTGATACTGCGGTTGAAATGCGCTCAGTATTTAGCACAAAGCCGGTTCATGATGCTCTTGAATTCAATTCTGGCAAGTCTTATAAAAATGCATTTATGACGATGGTTAAAGACAATATCAATAATGGCGGTCCTTCTGCTTTTGATATGAAGGCGATTGATACTATTCGCGGTGCTTGGACTGCTTCAAAATTTGCTCTTAATGCTCGTATCGGTATAAAACAGGTTACATCTATACCGGCATTCGGCTTAGAGATTGGCTTAGTTGATACCGCTAAACATGTGAAAAGCTTCTGGACTCCTGAAGGATTTAAGGCAGTGGAGGAGCTTTGGAATTCTGACCTAAGAAAAGAGCGCTGGGGTTCTGGTAATACCGAGGCAATTAATAATGCCATTGGCGGCATGGGTTCACATACAACTTTAAGTAAGTGGATTAAGCGGTCAATGATTTTTAATAATCTTGGTGACATGGCGCCTACTTTGATGGTTGGTCAAGGAATTTATAGAAGCTATACTCAAACCTATTATGAGCAGGGTGCGAGCATGGAAGAGGCAAAGCAACGAGCCTTATCTAAGACTTTCCAAATCGTAGAATCAACACAGCAGTCAAGCAAATTAAAAGATATGGCTGAATGGCAAAGGCGCGGCGGTTCATTGGGAAAAATGGCGGCTCAGTTTACTAATACAACACGTCAATTTTTGGAAAGAGATTTTACGGATGTTCGGGCGTTCTTGGCTGATCCCAAGAATAAATCAAGACAGAAAAAAGCGGCTAATACTGTATTTATAAATCACGTGTTATTACCTGGGGCTTATAATGGCATGAATATGCTGATCAATTTAATGATGGGCGATGACATTGATGAGGAAGATTGGTGGTTAATGTTCGCGTCAATGGTTTCCGGTCCTTTCTCTGGTTTTATTGTATTCGGTTCAATGCTTACCGGTGCGATTGAAACAGGAATTACTGGCCGTGCTCCTTGGGGTAATAAATCATTAACACCATTTGCCGGAATAAAGGACGATTTAAATAATGTTGTCTTAGCTACTGAAGGCATTTTAACAACGGATTGGGAGCAATTTGACGAGGCATTTACAAAGCTGATGAAATCACTATTTGCGCCATATAGAGAAGTTAGTAAAGTAATTAAAAATAATTAGGGAAAATTATGGCACAGCAGACACCAGGCGAAGTATATTTAGATATTCATGAGCAGGTATTTCATATGCCTCTTGATAGGACTATGGGCGGTATCCTCGATGAATTATTAAAGCGCGTGTTTAGTTCTGTTGATATTCGCGAAGTCAATGATATGGGGCTCGTTCAAGTTAAGGGCGAAGCCTCTGACGGTGACATTAGAATCACAACTTCAAATAATCGTTTGACCGTGGAAGTTCGAACACTAGGCGTATGGGTTTCTAATAATATTCTAAATTTTGATGATGTCCAAAGTTTGTTGGTCGTTGAAGGTTTTAGCACAGCTTTAGCGCAAGAGCCAATTGGTACTGATAACGCGCTTCAAATAGAATTTGGGCCAGATATTAACACCTCGCAAGATGCTGTAAATATTCTCGCCAATGGTGAAATCCACATAAACGAGTCTGCTGTTTATATTTTGAACGTATTCGCTCATTTTGGAAGGCTTGGCGCGGGCGGTGAATCTGAATTAAGATTAAGAGCTTTAATAGATGGAATTCAAGTAGGTGAAACAATAGGCGCGAAGATTGACAGTAGTAAAGCGATTGATCATATTGGCCGGTCCATTACTGCTATTTTTCTAGCGGGCTCAGTCTTAACTTTTGAAGTTTATCGAGATAGTGCGGGGCATGACTCTGGCGGCTTATATTCCCAAGAGGTGAATGCAGCCGGTTGGGAGCCATGTCCAAGCGCGGGCGTAAGTCTTCGCCGTTTGTTAAGATCCGTATAATTAACTAAAATCAAGGAATAAAAATGTCGTTACCAGATGATTATGAAATTATTACAACAACAAGCACGGACGCAACTGTAAAAGTTTATGTTCCTTGGACTTTTGACGGCGTTGACGAGTTGAATGTTTGGTATCAAAATACTATTACCGGTATTGTCTATTACTTGGGAAACGGCGATTTTATTGTAACTACCGATGAAGATGGTGGTGGTGTATTCGTTTTAATTGAAAATACTCAAGGTGCCGAAGCAATCAATATTTCTATTGCCCGGCAAACTCCAAAAACTCAAACTTACTCTTTAAATGAAGCCGAAGCATTAAACCCGACTGCATTAATCGAAGCCCTTGACAAAGCGATTAAATTATTGCAAGAAGTCGCTCTCGGTTATGATGATCAAAATATTACTTCTGTGAATCCTTTTGTTCACCCTGATAAAGTGACAAGAGCCGATAAAATAATGAGCTTCGACTCGAATG